GCAGGGTGGTAGTGCGTATTTTGATGGGACTGGGGATTATTTAACTGCACCTGCTAATGCAGACTTCCAGTTTGGAACAGGTGACTTTACTGTTCAAGCGTGGGTTTATCCAATGAGTAACTCCACAGCTACCCACATATTTAGTCACGATGGTGCTAACACTGGATCTTGGTATTTAACTAGAAGCACAGATGGGCGAATAGATTCTTGGGTTTATGGAGACCCAGTACTCACTGGAACACCCGGCAAAGTTCCTCTGTATGCTTGGACGCACGTTTTAGTTAGCCGTGCGAATGGAGTTCATCGTACGTTTATCAACGGCGTAGTAGATAAAACTCACACGCCAACTATAAGCATAAGCAAATCTACATTTAATATCGGTAGAGTATTTAGCGGGACTGCAACTGCTGAATGTTATTTATCCGATTTTCGTATAGAAAAAGGCGTTGGAGTTACATCCGCAACAGTACCAACAGCACCATTAAACGTAGTACCAAACACGTCAGCCCTCCTCAACTTCACCAACGCATCCATCCTTGACGCCACTGGCCGTAACGTCATAGAGACTGTCGGTAACGCACAGGTTGATACAACCACTGTGAAGTACGGCACAGGTGCAATAGAGCTTGATGGGACTGGAGATTATTTAATTCCTAACGGCTCTCCAGATTTATTTGCTTTTGGAACAGGTGATTTTACGATTGAGATGTGGGTTAGAACCACAAATCTTACAAACAACAACATTGTATATGACGGTAGACCTTTTAATATCAACGGTAATTACATTACTTGGTATATCGGCTCAAACGGTTCGTTAAACTTGTTTGTAAACAGTGCTATCAGAATCTCTGGTTCTGCTAGTGCAATTTCAACGAATACTTGGTATCACATTGCAGTCAGTCGGTCTGGGACATCAACTAAAATGTTTATTGATGGGACGCAAGTAGGTTCTACATACACAGATAGCAATAATTATTTAAATACAACAAGTAGGCCGGCAATCGGTATCAGCGGAGGGTATTTAGATAATCCACTAAACGGCTACATGGACGACCTCCGCATCACCAAAGGCATCGCACGATACACCACAAACTTTACACCGCCTACTAAGGCACTACCTGTAATAGGAGAGTAAGCAATGCAAATTGCAAAGATTGAAAATGGTCAGGTAGTTGAGATTAACCACTACCGTACTTTGTTTCCTAATGTCTCCTTTGGAGCCAATGGGCCAAACGATAGCTTCTTAGCAAGCAACAACTGTAAGCGTGTCAAGACCAGTGAAACCATTGACCGGGCAACACAGAAGATTGTGTCTACAACAGCCTACGTTAGCGGTGACTGGGTGAAGACATACAATGTTGTGAGTCTGACGCAAGATGAGATAGACGCTAAGACAGCGGCTGAGACAGCCCGTAAAGAAAAGGCTGTACGAGACAGACGGAATACACTGTTAGCTGAGACAGACTGGTTTATCCTCAAAACACTTGAAGCAGGAAATACAGTATCAACTGAATGGTCAACCTATAGGCAAGCTCTCCGTGATATCACAAGCCATGCAAACTTTCCTGATCTTGTAGAGAATGTGTTTGATGATGACGGCAACAAAACGTCAGGTGACTGGCCTGTTAAACCGGAGTAAGAGATGAGTAAAGCAAGAGATTTAGCAGACTTCGTAGCGGCAGGTGGACAGCTTGCTGATGGGGTTATCAGTGTCTCAGAAATCAGTGACCTCACGGCGACTGCCGCAGAGTTAAACTACATGGACGGTGTCACCTCTGCTGTGCAAACTCAGCTAGATGCGAAGGCAGTTCTTGATGCGGCACAGACATTTACAGCACAACAAACCTTTGGCGAACTCAAGGAAACTGTATTTACACTAGGTACATCAGGCACTGTCGCATTAGACCCTGCCAACGGCTCTATTCAAACCTGTGCTTCATCTGGCCCAACATTCACTGACTCATTAGAAGCAGGACAGACTCTGGTGCTACACATCACAGGTGGTGACTCAAACCCAGTGACATTTCCTACAGTGACATGGGTGACCTCTGGTGGCAATGTCGCACCGACTGCTACAGCCAGTGATGTCTTTGTGTTCTGGAAAATCTCCACCACGCTCTACGGAGCTTACGTTGGGAACTTTGTGTAATGCTAGGTAAGGCACTTACAACAGCCGCCGCAGGTAACGCCGCAGGTGAAGCACTGTATGTAGAGGATGTGTTCTCAACGTATTTGTACACTGGGAATGGGTCTACGCAGACGATCACCAACGGCATTGACCTTGATGGTGAAGGTGGGTTGGTTTGGTTAAAGAATAGAGATCAAGCAGATAGTCATGTTCTATACGACACAGAGCGTGGTGGCGGAAGACAACTTTACTCTGATTTGACTAGCGCAGAATTTAACAATACTAATGCCGTCACAGGGTTTAATAGTAATGGATTTACTATTACTGGCGGTTTAGATATTACAAATACAAATGGCGAAGACTACGTCTCTTGGACATTCGCCAAGCAAGAAAAGTTCTTTGATGTGGTGACGTATACTGGGACGGGTTCTGCCCAAGCGATTAGTCACAATCTTGGTAGCGTTCCGGGCTGTATTATTGTTAAGGATAGAGATAATTCTAATAGGTGGTGTGTTTTTCATAGAAGCACTGGTTCAACAAAAATTGGGTATTTAGAGAGAACTAACGCTTTTGCTGTAGACTCTACAGCATGGAACAACACTGATCCGACATCAACTGAATTTACAGTAGGGTCTGGAGCATTTCCTAATTATTCTGGGGCAGACTACGTAGCCTACGTATTCGCCCACAACGATGGCGATGGTGAGTTTGGTGAGAACGCAGATCAGGACATTATTAAGTGTGGGAGTTACACGGGTACGGGATCAGCCGGTAACTTTATAGATCTTGGTTTTGAGCCTCAGTGGGTAATGATTAAAAACTCATCGGCAACTGGAAACTGGTGGTTGCTTGATGTTATGAGAGGTGCTTCCGCTACGTCTTCTGCGTATATGTTTGCGGATACTTCGGCGGCTGAAGCGTCTAGCTCTAGCATTGTTGAGCCAAAAGCTACAGGTTTTAACATTAACAATACTGGCAGTGGCACTAACACTAACGGCGCAACCTACATCTACATCGCCATCCGCCGTGGCCCGATGAAGACTCCTGAGAGTGGGACTGAGGTGTTTGCGATGGATCAATTTGGTCAGACAAGCCCGTCTCCTCCTGCGTATAACTCACCGTGGCCTGTTGACTTAGGAATACAGCGTGACTCTGTTGCCAATGATGATTGGATATGGGCATCTAGGCTAGCTAGCGGAAACTATTTAAGATCTAATGCAACATCCGCAGAAGTAGCTAATTCCCAATACCTTATGGATTTCCAGAATGGGTTTAGAGACAGTTCGGCATCACTATCCACTTATTATGGATGGATGTTCCGCCGTGCGCCCGGTTTCTTTGATGTGGTGGCTTATGAGGGGACAGGTAGTGTAACTACAGTAAGTCATAACTTGGGTGTTGCGCCTGAGCTAATTATTATAAAAAACAGAGATTCATCAACAAATTGGCGAGTATATACAACTGGTATTGATGGGACATTAGATTATCTTTATTTAAATCTAACTAACGCAAAAGGTAATTCTGGAGCAACTCTGCCAACATCTTCTGTGTTTTCAATAGGTACTAATTCAGACCAAGGTGCAAGTGGTAACTCTTATATCGCCTACCTATTCGCCACACTACCCGGCGTATCCAAAGTGGGAAGCTACACAGGTAACGGATCAAGCCAGACCATTGACTGTGGGTTTAGTGCAGGTGCGAGGTTTGTCTTAATCAAGCGAACTGACAGCACAGGTGACTGGCACGTTTACGACTCAGAACGAGGCATTGTTGCAGGTAACGATCCACGCTTAGAACTGAACACAGTAAATGCTCAAGACACTGGTAGTGACGACATTGATCCCGTATCAAGTGGCTTTGCAGTCACAAGTAACGCAGATGTAAATACAAACAATGCAACCTACATCTTCCTAGCAATCGCTTAAATGGAGAATCAACATGAGCGAATATAGAGTACGAGCAACTGGTGAGGTCAAGAATCAAGGCCAAATCAGGAGAGACAACCCAAATATGTCCCTACCACGAGTATGGAACGCCAACGTCTGTGATGCACTGGGCATTGACCCTGTACTCATAGCACCTGCTCCTGCACCATCAGGTGACTATAAAGTCGTAGTACGCAACGGTGTTGTGCAGGATGCGAACAGCAACTGGGTGTATGCGTGGGTAGAGCGTGACATGTTCGCTGACACTACAGAAGATGGTGTGACTACCACAAAGGCAGAGCATGAAGCGGCCTACCAAGCCAAGCTAGATGCTGAAGCAGGTGCAAGCGTACGCACACAGCGTGATGCTAAGTTAGCTGAGACAGATTGGATTGCCTTAAAAGCACTTGAAGCAGGTAATACAGTAGCAACTGAATGGTCAACCTATCGTCAGGCTCTTAGAGACATTACAACCCATACCAACTTTCCCCATTTACAAGATGCCGATTGGCCTACTAAACCGGAGTAACACATGAGCAAAGCAAGAGACTTAGCAGACGTTGTAGCAACAGGTGGACAGCTTGCTGATGGGGTTATCAGTGTTTCAGAGATTGACGGTGTAACAGCAACAACTGCAGAATTAAACTACCTTGACATCACAACGCTAGGAACCTCAGAAGCATCCAAGGTTTTGACTGCTGATGCGAATGGTGTTGTCACGTTTGATAACGGTATTTCTGAAGAGTTTACGACAATTACTTCAACGTCAAATGCGGCAACCATTGATCTTCAGGATGGCACAAACTTTTACCATGACCTGACAGAGAACGTGACGTACACGTTCAGTAACCCTGCGTCAACTGGCAAGGTGTCGGCATTTACGCTCAAAATTGCTCAGGACTCAACGGCTCGCACAATTACATGGCCTAGTTCTGTTGACTGGCCTGCGGCGACTGCACCAACTATCTCTACCGACAGTGGTGCGATTGACTACTTTGTGTTTATCACGCATGACGGTGGCACAACATGGTACGGATTCACTGCTGGGCAAGCAATGGGGTAACCGATGAGTACATCCGTTAAAACAATCATGGCCGCCGCAGGTAATGCGGGTGGGGACTCTTATTGGTATAGGGTTTATGAGCTTAGCCAATCTGAAAATTTCTATTTTCGGGACGTAGCAACAGACTCTTCTGGTAATGTTTACGCCGCAGGAATTGAATTTGTTGCAATTGATGGAAATTGTCTTGTTAAATTAAGTGCTGACGGTGACCATGAGTTTGCTAAACAAAATACATCTAGACCCGACTGCTATGCTGTCACTGTTCTTTCGGACGACACCCCAGTATTTTTTCCTAGTCAGGCAGGAGGCGACTCTATGTTCTATCTGGCATTGAATCCAGATACAGGAGCTAGAGATACTGAAATCAAATACAGTGGCAACGGTACAACAGAGATTTTTGATGCCGCACGAGATAGTAACGATAATGTTTTAATTGCTGGTAAATTCCGAAGTACCAATACCGGTGATTCCGCTCCTTCTGTTATATCTATTGACTCATCTGATGGTTCTATTAACTGGGGGAGAGGGTTTCATTATAACAACCTTTCATCGGGTGAAAGGTCTAGGGGGGTTGTCGTTGATAGCTCAGATAATGTGTACGCTGTTGCATCTATTTCAGGTGGAGACGTTAACGCTATTAAATATAACTCTTCCGGTGTTGTTCAGTGGGAGATGAGGCAAAACACAGCGGTTGGTTTGATAGAAAGTTGTGTTGTTGACTCTAGTAACAATCTCTATTTTTCAGGTCAAGAAGGCGGTTCTGATGCTGGATTACTGCTAGGGAAAATTGCATCTGATGGATCTGCTTTAACCTACATATATAAATACGCCACAAACAATAAAGTTGAAGGGCAAAAATTAGCAATTGATTCATCGGACAATATTTATCTTGTAGGTTTTCAAGAGTTCAATAACAGTTCTTCAACTAGACGAGGGGTTATTACTTCTGTTGACACATCTGGAAATATTAACTGGCAACGATTTTTTTACCCAAGTGGAGAGACAAGTTATAACTGCCAGATACTAGGTGTAACAGTTGATCCGAATGATAATTTAATAATCTGTGGCAGGTGGGGCGTTACCCTAGGAGCGAATGCTTTTATCGCAAAACTTCCTTCTGACGGATCATTAACTGGAAATTATGGAACTGGTGATTATTCATTAACATATACGTCAACAGGAACATCCTTGACTAGACAAAATGCAACGGATTACGGGGGGTTTACTTCTTCAATTTTAAACTACACTGTCGGTTCTTACACAGTTGCAAGTACAACTGATTCGCACAGCAACGCCCCAATAGGTACGGGTGTATTCACACAGATAGAGGAATAGTTATGTATATTAAACTTACAAACGGTACACCGACAGAATATACAATCGGTCAATTACGCCGTGATAATCCGAATGTTTCATTCCCGAAGAAAATCCCAACAGAGATACTAGCGGCATTTGATGTGTATCCTGCTGTTGTCGCTGATGTGCCAGATTACATTGAGCGCACACAGGCAGTAACTCAGGATGCTACACCGACTCAGATTGATGGTGTTTGGACATATGGTTGGACTGTATCTGATAAGTCATCTGATGAAGTTCAAGAGTATGACGATTTTAAAGCGTCTAATGTACGCATAAAACGTGATAATTTACTCGCTGAAACAGACTACCTTGCACTGTCTGACAACACGCTGTCAGCCGCAATGACAACCTACCGTCAGGCTCTCAGGGACATTACATCTCACGCAAACTTCCCATACTTGGAAGAGGCTGACTGGCCTGTAAAGCCTTAAGGATAGGATGTGACACAGATGGCAACAGAAGGCACTAAGCAAGTCGTTGATGCAGTTAGTGTACTCACCGTAGTTGGAACCATTGGAGAAGTGTTACCTCCTTTGGCGGCCTTATTCACCCTTGTGTGGACAGCAATCCGCATTTATGAAACAAAGACAGTACAGAGGCTTCTAGGAAGGAAACCTCCGGATGATAGCTGAGCTTGCCGCCGCTAATGCCGCCTTTGGTGTTATTAAGGAAGCCATAGCAAACGGTAAAGAAATCTATGAGGCGGGCGATGCACTCGCAGACTACTTTGGCCTCAAGGCTGAAATACAGAAGAAGGCGCATGAGCATGGATACAAGTCCGATATGCAAGCCTTCCAAGCAACAGAGCAACTTAGAGAATATGAAAATTCTCTGAAGCAAATGATGATATGGCAGGGCAGGGCAAATCTTTGGACGGATTGGCTTGCATTCCA